CCCTGTTATATTAATTTTTATTTTTATTTTTCAAGAAGGTGATTCACATGGCTGATTTCGAAGAAGAAAACTTTGGACATTTAGATGATGATATGAAAATTGATCTAGATCCATCTTTAATCGAAGATATTGAATTAATAATGAAGAAAAGACATGATTTATTACATAAATATGTTTGCACCAAATTAAACATTAATTTTGGAGAAAGAATGATAGGTAGTTTATTCGATTATAAAGATGATGATTTTGATTTAATTAGTAAACAAACTCCGGATATAATAATGGTCAACGATGATGCCATTAAGATGATAGACATAACAGTTTCTAGTTCTCATTATTCTGCACAGAACAAATTGAAAAAATATGATTTTGCTCGTAGAACACTTAAAAGATTATCAAATAAAGAAGTGACAGTTGATTATATAAGATTGGATCCGACTACTTTGGAGTTAGATCAATCATCAAAGTTTATAGACAACATTGATCTTATACAGGAGGAATTCGATATTTTGAATAAAAAATTGATGAATCTTTTACAAACTACAGAAGGAATGAAGTGGCATTTGGACAATTCACAGTTCAACAATTTAAGGAGAACTATGAAATTTGAAGAGTTTAAAGTTTATGAAATGTTGAGGTCCACAATTAATAAGCCTTTTAAAGATGAAGATGATTTAAGGAGTGTTTTATCTTCTAAGTTGGAATTGCCATCTGAAGAATCTTTTATAGATCACTGTTTAGAAGTATTTCATCCAGATTCTAGTAAATTGACCAAGGATTCAAAACCTGATGTCAAGTCATTTTGGAAATTTCACGAGGACAAATCTATGAATATGATAAAAGATCCTGATTACACTAGTAATAATTTAAAATTTCGATCTTATTTACCTCTACCTAATTTAGAAGGAATTAAGTTAAATATGGGCCAAGATCGAGAAACAGTGAATGATGATACAGAAATAATGTCAGTTTTATCATTGTTGTCAAGAAGTTCAGACGAATATTGTAGAATACTATCAGAGAGATCAAGACCTGCAACACAAGATCAATCATCAAAATATAAAATATTGAACAACTTTCAGTGTTATCGAAAATGTAATTTCAGCAGAGAAGAAAGATTGCGAATTTCCATGGATGGTCCGGGTAGAAAACATTTTTCAAAATTTTCAGAAGAACATAGAAAAAGAGCTTTGAAAAATAGTAATTATTGGATAAATCCTAATGTTGATGTTGAAGAGATTTCACTTTTAAGCATGCGTTATTCCAAGGTTGATAATCCTCATGATCATCCTAGAGATTGGAGAGGACCAGGGTTAGATTACCTGAGGATGTGTCAAATGATTTATAGAGAACTGAACATAAATTCTTTGAGAAAATGCATTAACAAATTTCACATATTAAAACCAACAGGAATAAAAGGTTTATATCTGATTATCCATTGTGGACCCATATTAAGACAAGGAGAACAAGGCACAACTATTTGGTTCAAACTGGTTGCAGTGCCTATAGAAGAAAATCAAAATTTAAAGTTTTTTGAACATAACACTCATTGGAAATCATGGACTTCTCGAGATAATGTTTGGGTTTCTAGATGGCTTTCAACAGACAGTAATAGATTGGACCATTATTTGAGGTGTTATGATAGAGTCTTGATGGCGTACTTATCATATATAACAACCAATGAATCAGATTATAGAATTTCCACTAAGAATGATGAATCTAACATGCTGGGCTTAATGATCATGATTTATTTAGAAGACAAAAGATCAACAAGTAAGATGTTACAGGACATGAGGTATATATTCATGAACAAATTGTCAATTTTTGATTATGGTTCAGAAGTTCTGAAAAGATTCCAAGTTCCTATTAGAACACCACTACAATTATACTTACTCAAAAGAATAACAAATTATTTGATGCTTGACTATAGATCTATTGTGTCTAAATTAATATTTGGCAAAGCAAGAGAGATGAATACATCCATCAAATTGAATGATAAGTTTTCCGGTGCTATCATCAAATTGAAAAGGATCGTTTCAATAGGACCTGACATGAATTTTGATCAAATGTTACATGAAATTTATTTATGCATGTTGTTTAATAAAAATCAAGATAGTGCCACTCATGCAAGCTTTCAAATATTAACCAAAATGCTTGAAGGAGAAGCTTCATTAACAGAAATAAAAAACACCACTAAGTTACATATTGGGCATAATCAGGATTGGAAAAAAGATGCAGAAGAATTAATCATGAATGATCACAGAAATCAATTTAGTCGTATTGCAATAATCATTGGATCAAGATTGCAAAGTATTTCAAGATTCAACTCAACCTTTCAAGGAGAATCTGCTCACTTAATTTCTTCTAAGAGTCACAAATTAAATAAAAGCTTAGATGAATTCGCAACATTCAAATCAAGCTCCATGTTGGATCGAAGACATTATGAAGAGATACACCCATCCCAAAAAGATAAGAAATTTTTTAAACCAACAGATGACTCTGAATTGTATTTTGATGGACATGATGTTAAGGAGAATGATGAGGGATATGTTCTTGGAAAAAACTCCACCAAACAGAACAGAAGAAGAAGATGCGCTCAAGGAGTGATTTCTCTAGTGAATGAAGATTTATTCTGCTCATATGATGTGGTAGATAAGTATTATTCACAAGAAGAATGTTTTCAAGTTTTTAAGAAGAATCAAATAGGCGGAGTAAGAGAGATCTTGATATTATCTATTCAAGATAGGATCAAAATCAACATTTTAGAAACATTTTCTAGAGAAATATGTGCTAAAGATTCTAGAGAAATGTTGACTCATGGTCACATAAAAAATCATCGATATCAAGAGATGATGAGACGTGTTAGATTAAAAAATGTGAACGGGAAAGTTTTCAATCTGAATTTTGACAAAAGTAAGTGGGGTCCATCTTTCCAACCAATACAATTTCTATACATTTTTTATCCATACAAGGATTCATTTCCAGATTTGTTCAACTACATATGCTGCTTATTAATAAACCATACTAACAAAAAGATTATTCTACCTGAAAGACTAATTAGAGCATGGGTGAGAGATCCATCAAATAAGATGAAACATCACATGGATGACAATCTTCAAAGATTAAAAGAAAAATTCCTGAGAGATGGTTGTTTATTAGCTGATAATGAATCAAACATGGGACAAGGTATCCTGCATTTCACATCATCTTTGCTTCACCTTTGTTTGATTTCATTTAGAGATAAAATGTTTGAAAGATTAATGGAAAGAAAGTCATATGGCGGTGTTTTTTGGGAAGATATCCTTTCATCTGATGATTCATACACTTGTTTGAACACAGGGACTAATGATCCAGTTGTTTCAAAAAACATATTGAAAGATTTTCTACATTGTCAAGAAATAACAGAAAGATTGTTCAACTGTGAAACCTCTAGATCAAAGAGCTCCATTTCACCAATTGTTAGTGAGTTTAATTCACTTTTTGGGATCAATTTGAGTCTGCATCCAACAAGAGTGAAGTTTGCTCTTTCAACCATGGATGTTTTCTACACTGATTCTTTTTTAAGAATGGTGAAAGAGTCTTACAATGTATGTAGAGCTTTCTTTGAAAATGGAGCTCAACTTGATCTGTTCAAAATATCTCATGAATTGAATCAAACATTCTGCCAACATGTTTATGCTTCTGACCATGAGAATGATCCCAGAAGAGTCTTGGATATAGTCAACTGCCCATATCAGTTGGGAATTTATCCTATTGGTGATCCAATACTAATGATAGTGTTTGGACCGGAGTTCCACAATTTAGAAATTCTAAGTCTTTGGGAATCATTGACTCATAAAGAGAAAAAAATATTTCAAAATTCTCACAATTGCACTGACATCAAAGACATCACCATGATGACAGAATTCATGAACAAAACAGATATTATGGGAGGAATAAGAAACATTGTTGCAAAAATCAGACCATCTAGATTAATTTCTTCACTTCGCAGATTATCACCTTATAACAAGGAAGAGATATTTGAAAAGATTAAATCTGATCCATTAATAATCATAAGATCAGCAAATACAAATGATGAGGTTAAATTAAAAGTCTCCATGAAACTCTTCCAGAATTCCTCAGCAGAAGCAGCTAGGAATGTAAATCCTGCATTCTTTTATGGGAGAATGTCTGCTAGCAGAACATCTCATTGCTTTGCTATAGAAGGAGTCAAGAAGAAATTAATGACCTATAGAGATGCTCTTTTAGAAATGGTTGAAATGGAATCAGCTGTTGATTCTAGAATGATATACACTAATTTGGATAAGTATAAGTCAGCTAAAACATTGATCAGAGAGTCAACACCAGATTTTGTTGCTAGAAATCCACTGGAAGTGAAAAAGCACCACACACTAGTGTTACAAGAAACAGATCACATGTTCATGCATCCTCTTCATGAGATTTTGAGTCATATATGGATTAAGAAAAGTTATAAGTCTAGTCATGAAAGAGATTCAAGGACTTTGATGGAAATGTATCCATTCATAAAAGATCATGATTCTGGAGGAATAAAAGAAACAATATCACATTTAGATCCAGATCCAGATAGAGGGTTACAACTATTGATTCTTCTCCTAATGAGGATCATTGGAGAAAATTATAAACCAATGAAATTAGTTAATTATGGTGATAGTTCTAAAGATGTCAAGGGAACAATATTTAATTTACACATGAATAATATTGTTGAACATTCAGTTGGGGTTTATGATTTATCAGAAAATTTTAGTACTTCGGGATTTTCTAATTTTGAACTCATAAGGTTAATTTGTAACATGTGTTGTATTTCAGTTGTTAATGGAAATAAATCATTGAGTCATATTATAGAAATTGTTCCATTCAGAAATTATGTAAGCTTTTTGAATCACCCAATTGTAACTGTTATACAAAAAAAGTTGGCTTTTATGATGTTATGTAAGTCTTCATATGCTGAAGATATAATTTTCCTTACAGATAAAACAAATTTCATTGTCAGTAAATATGAAAAAGAACAGGTTAAAATGGGTGATAATTATGTGGGAAATGGAATTGTTAAATTACAAATTGGCAGTTATGTGATGAAATTTGATATGGAGAATCAGAATGTTGTTGTCAATAAAATAGATGCTGTTAAAACAGGATTGATGTTGAAAGAAGCATATAGAATGTTGGGTTTAAGTGAAAAAAAGTATTTTCAAAGGGATGCTAATTACAAAATGATTGATTGGAGTCTATTAAAAAATGAAACTGGTAATCTTAGGATAATCATTGATGAAAAATTAACCAAAATTTCTTTTTTACCAGGAGACATTTCTATTAAAAATAATCAGATAACTTTATTTGATAGAGAAAACAAAAAAGTCTTAATTAGAGTTAAAAATTACTTTCAATTCACATCTTGCAGGGACTGTCATGATTCTTTCCCAAAATTATTTAAAGGAGTGTTAGTAAAAAATCTAATCAAGCTGGGATTTTTTTCTCCAGATTTTCATTTGGAGAACTTGAAAAGATCTGTGTGTCTAGATTCAATTGTAGAACTGAACGTTGAAAAACCAGAACTAAGTAAATTTACATTATCTAATTTAGGAATTGAAAAAAAGAAAAATGAGGAAGAAGAACAAGTTCATACTGAAACATTAGAATCTGCCATTGAAGAAGATGTCTTATCTTTTGAATTTTTGGATCAATTGGTGGAGGAAAGAAAAACAGAAATCAAAATAGAACCAACTGATGATCCTCCCGACCACAATTATGAATTAGAACTAATCGATGAAACTGTCTTGGAAACGTGGGATCTTGGACTTTCCAGTGTATTCAATAAAGAAGAAATCATTTTCAAAAAAACTAAAACAGCATTGGAGATATTGAATAATCGTATAAATCACTGTACTGAAAATCTAGTGGTTCATTCATTATTTCATGTTGAAAGATTGAATGTTTTGCACTTTGATGATTTAAATGAAAAATTTAGAACATCACCATATTTCAAGAGTCTGAGGAATAGCTTCTTGTACGTGTACAATGAGAATTTTGGAGGGTTGTTAAATGTACTGGATCTAGATGCCTTGGATGAAGACACTGAAATTGTTAACTTCATTTCAATAAAAGCATTGAAAAAGTTTCAAGTAAAACAAAGAGGTAAAATTAACTATGATGACTTATAGATGAAGCAAGAATGAAAGAATAAATTAAAATTTAAAATAACAGGGGG